TACAACACTCAGACTCCGGTAAACTGCACGATTACAGTAAAACAGCCTCTTAGTGAGGCGAAGGTGATTGGTGCCAATGTAATGTACAGTTCGGACTATACTTCAAATGTAATTATCGAAGAGAATCGGAATATAAAATTGACGGGAGGTCCGCCACTTCGCGAGCTCGGTGACAAGATGAAACACCAGTCGATGTTCCAAGACAAGTACACGGACGACCAAAAGACGGGGTTCAACTCGGCAACAACCTATGCTTTACACGCGATAGGTCCACAAGACAAGTACACGACAGGAAAAGATGACACGGTATGGAATACAGACTGGCCTCAACATACAAATTTCGTGTGTTACCAGCAGTACATCCCAATCCAGGGGACACAGTTCCTTGGTCAGACGATCATGGTCGAACTCAAACCGAAAGAGCTTGGTGACTTATTGTCCAACATGTACTTTACTTGCCAACTCCCCGCACTGACCAGTACATCCAACATCTATACAAACCAGGTTGGTCGTGCGTTAATTGCTCAGTGTGACTTTATGATTAATGATCTCGTCGTCGAAACCGTCTACGACGATTGGTTTTTCATCAAAGATCAGGTGTTTTTAGACTCGGACGAGCAGACTGCAATGTTTTCAGCCGTCAATAACGGGTCCAGTACTTCGTTAAGTCCCACTTCACCTGTGAGCATATGTGTTCCACTTGAATTCTTCTTTTGTCGGCGGCACTCACACATTACAAAAGGACGAGAGCGCCTTCGCCGGCCATACTTTCCTTTGTGTGCGCTGTACAACCAACGGATGTACATCCGAATTCAATTTCAGCCATGGATCTGGATTTCGAATGACCGAGGAGTTCCGCGACAGGAAATCATAAACCCCGCCCTTATTTTGGAACAAATTAAGTTGACGGCCGAAGAAAAGATTTATTACAAATCGACAAAACTACGGTATGTCATCAACCGTGTCAAGAAAGAGTCTGTGCTCGCATTTAACAGTTTCACGACGCAGCTACAACTTACGGCGAGTTTTCCCGTACAGATGTTGGTGTGGTTTTTGAGAAACAAAAAGTACGAAACGACAACCTCGACGCTTTATAATGATGTCCGGTACGAGTACGGATTTACGACGAAATACGTCCAGACGGCGGTGTCCCTGCCATTCACATCCCAGACAACATACTTTGTGGACCCAGTAGATCTGTGCAAGGTTGTGCTCAATAACATGGACATTACAAGTTCATTTCAGGGGTCTCTGTACTATGCATTCAAGCAGCCCATGGAACACAATCTTTCAGTTCCCGCAAAGAACATCTACATGTATTCTTTCGGGTTAAATCCGAAAGAGTACAATGCTGGAGGGTACATCAACTTTTCAAAGCTAGACTCTCAGACGACGAGTCTCAAAATTGTTTTAAATCAGCAATATGCCACACAGGTTACACAGGGTTACAACTTGTACCTATTCTACTACGGGTACACCATCCTCGAGTTTGAGGGGGGGTACGCCCGCCTTCCTTTCCTGTAGATTAAGACCGAGCAGGTGGTCGATGATTCCGTTGGTGATGCACCACCGGATGAAATTGAGCTGAGCGACGGTTGTGGTTAATCCCTGGAACTCGATGCGTTCCGTCCGACAAAACGGGTCGAAAAGCTTTTTCGAGTAGCCATCAAGTGACGACTTGTACGCGACATGCACCGTAAATATCTTCCCATTCGGAGCTGTATAGGTCACATGGCGCGTCTTAGAATAGTTTGTCACAAACCACTCCAAATTTCGAAGGGAAATGCCCTTCCTGTGTGAGAGAATGTCGTGTAGTTGTTCGGCATTCTGCTGATTGCTGAAAAAACGGGTGAGACTCTCGAGAAGTAAGCTAGATTTGTTCATTGTATTAATGACATGCTAAATGTTTAAGCAGCTTGTTGGCGCAGTTGGAATCCATGCATTTGACATTGGAACAGTCTGAACTTTCATCACGGGCACCTGATTCTGATGAAACTTGCAGTACCCGTTCGACTGGGGCTCCTTGAGACACCTCCTCTTGTTTTTCAAGGCGCCTTTGCAAAATCGAGCTTCACACTCTGCGGTGTCGCGGACAAGCTGTTCGAGTGGAATCTCGTATGTTTTTGAAATGACTTCGAGTACATTTGAAGTTCGCAGCGCGACTCGCCTGTTGACCTCCTCCTCGATCATCTCGATGATCTGCTGTTCCATTTGACTTGTAACTACAAGTGTCCACCTTTTTATACCGTCTGTCGCGGTGTGAAAAATTCCGTAATTTTGCGAACCTTAGGTTGAAAAATGAGCTTCTCCGTGTCCTTGCCAAGAAGCGGCTCAAGAAGATCACACACCGGTCTCTTGAGCTGATTTGTAAAGTAGTACTGGTAGTCAATCTTGATACCTTTTTCTTGGACCCACGCCGGATCTTCCGCCTTTTCAAACATTTTCGCATTCTTGGGGCCCTCGACAATCACAAACGGCACGCGGTCCCCCTGCTGAGGTTCAGAGCCAGGAGCTCGCTCACGGATCTTGTTCCGAACTTCGACATGCGGCATCTTCACCTTGTAATTTGCTGCCAACTGCTTGCTCATGAGTAACTTGCTCATAGCCACCTGACCATCCGTAAGCGCCTTTGCCGCTTGCTTTGCAAACTCGACCGGGGGTCGTGGGTCATCACTTTCCAGAATCATTTCGAGCAGATTTTTAAGTGTTTCGCGTACATACGGACAACTGTCCCGTCGAACAACTTGAAGACCCTTGACGTCAATCTTTTTAAACTTGACGAGCCGCTTCCCGTTTTCTTTCAAAACGGGTTTACCTGTTTTCGGATCTGAAGCTCCTTCATACATCTTGGCAGCGTACCGTTTTTTCGAGTACAGAATGTACGGACAGTACACTTTTTCCAGTTCGAGCTCGTTTGGCGCTTTGAAGAGTCCTGTACACTGTTCTGCCGCCTGCTCACCAATCTCCCACGAGTAGTCAATCGCATCTTGCCCTTTGCGACCCTGTACATCAAACTCAACCATCACAGAGTCAGTATCTCCGTACCGAACCTTGGCGCCTGGAAAGTTGGTTTCGACATAGTTTTTCGTCTCTTCGATCATCTGTCGGCCTCGCATAGTAACCGATGATGCAATCGCCACACAGGGAAGCATTCCCTTTGAAGCCCCCGTGAAACCGTAAATCGAATTCATGCTAATCTTGTACGCAAGTTGTTGACCGTTATAGACTGCCTCCATCGGAGTTCCTTCCGCTGCAGCCATCAACTTCTTTGCCTTTTTACGGTACGCCTTGAGGTCGGTCAAAATTACCGGAAGTAAACTCGGTTGTCCTTGTGCAAACCGAAACTGTCCAAACTGCTCGTACTCGACACCAGGTAGGTTGTCAAACTGAGGGTCCATCACGAGTGTCGAGTAACACAAGTTGTGGGCGCACATAATACTCGGATACAGACTCGCAAAGTCAAGTGCCGTAATCGGACCGTAATAAGCTCCAGTCTGAGCTTCTAGTACAGTTGCCCCTTGGTACTTTTCGTCGGGTCCTGGCGGACCAGATTTTTTAAAGTACGGAATCAAAAAACCGAGCTGCCGAGCCTTGTACGCCATCTGACTAAACACCTTGATCTGTTGGCCACGCTCACTCAGGAATGACAAGGGGACCCAACACGCCTTGGCCATCTCAATTTGATTCTGAATTTGGCACAACTTGTCGAGAAGTTTGTGTGGCAGAACGGTGTCTTGCAGACAGTACTCAGCCACCTCACCGAGCCTGACAGGGTCGCCTTCGGCGTACCGACTAAAAATTTCTTTGACCGGCATGTCATTCTTTTGATCCTTCAGAAAGTGCTTCGAGACGTTATTCAAAGAGTAGCTGTCAAGTTTGTGTTCACGCTTGACATCCTGGAAAAAGTCAAACACATACCGGCCGCGCATCGGAACCATTTTCAAAAGGTTGCTACCGAGTGCATTCGAGCTCAGATTCTTCGTCACCAATTCAATCGGAGAATTCTTGAAACGCCCCCAGGTTGGCGCGAGACCATTGAGCACGGATCGAACTTGGAGATATTCCAAGTCAAAACCAAAAATGTTCCAGCCCGTGATAATGTCCGGATCAGTCTGGACCAGATACTTCTCGAATCGCTTCAACAAGTCAAACTCTGTCACAAAACTTTCACAGTCGACTGCAGTCGTCTCTTTGAGACAAAGACATTTGCGTTCAAGAAGGTCAGTACCGAACACGCGGGTCGTCATACCAATTTGGAACACGACATCTTCCTTGTTGTGCGGATCGGGGAATTCACCGGTCGACGAGTAACACTCGATATCAAACGACATAATCTTCAGGGGTGCAATTCCGTCTCGGTCAACAGGAGTCAAGGTTGGATCCCAAATGTCTCGTTCGCAAGTAGTGGTGAAATTTTGGGTCCCACCGGAAACTTCAAACCATCCAGTCGACTGCACTCCAGTGACATGCATGAAACGCAGTACCGGATCGATATTCGATTCGTAAATCTTGAGCTTGCCAAAGTTCTTGTACTCGCCACGATCCAAAACTGACGCACATATGCGCATACTCCGAAGTGTACCAAACGTCACCTTGACAAACCGCTCTTGGAGTTGATTTCGAAATCCCCACAAGTCTTTGGCACGAATTTCGGTCAGAGATTTGACATCACTAAACTGTTCAGTGATGGCCTTGTTCAGGAGTGTAAAGTTGTGAGTCGGTCGAATTTTGATGAAAAAGTAGGGGTCGAAGGGAACAGTCACACTGACAGACTGACCCGTGTCAGCTCGGCCATAAATTCTGACTACAAACTGGTCGTCGTCAGTGTCTTCACCTTCCCAGGCAACAGCCTGAACCTGCATATTACTTCTGGTATTAATATCTTAAAGTACAGTAAATGAGTAAAGTCTGGTTTGTTCATGTGGACACTTCTTCCACGACGGCAAACACTGTCATTAAGCAGAACGGAACTGATTCTTTCAATTGCACGGTCCTCCTTGGACAGGAGCACCGGCGCATCCGCCGCGTCGCTCTCAAGTCTGTCGAGATGCCCATCGGTTTTTACAATATCCGCGCCCCGTACAACGTCCTGACGATTAACATTGCAGGGACACCCACTTCGTACACATTTAGCCCCGGTAACTACAACTCGACGACATTCTTGAACACGCTCAACAACACCGTCACACCAGCCGTCGGATCTTTCTTCTTGAACACTCTGACCAACACTATTCAGTACACTTCAGCAGTTGGTGCCTCGAGCATCGTAGGTGATCCGGGGACGCTCGGATACTTTATGGGGTTCCAAACGACCCAGGTTGGCGTGATTATCGTCGCTGCAAAATCATACTGTCTCGACTTTGACAATTATGTCAACATTTACATTGAAAATCTCAGAAACTCATGCATGGAGCCTTACGCCGCCACCTTTAAAATTCCAATTACGGTTCAGAAGGGAGGCCTGGAGTTTTGGTTCTCAGACAATCGATTCAAACAGTCGATTGAAATTTTTGATCCAAATTACAGAATTGATCGTCTGAATATTCAGGTTCGGGACCGTTTCGGAAACCCCATGACGAATAACGGTATTGACTGGTCATTTACACTCGAGATTGAGTCAGATACCTAAATTTTTATTCTAGTACAGTAGTAATATGAGTCGTACAATTGACGGAACATTCAGTACCCAATCGAAAAACTCGTCAATTTTACAGGTCCGTCCATATGACTTTGGCACGGATGCCATCGAGCGTCAGCGCGTCTCGCTCGGTCAGTCGCTTATTGATGCCGATTTCGAGTATGGAATCCAGCCGACCAAGTGGCAGACTCATCAGGAGATTCGCAAGACGCCCAGCTTTTTTGAAATTCCAGGCACGGACCTTGTCATCACTGATGTGGTGTCTGATGGAAAAGCAGTGTCTAACATTTTCGTCGGAACAACATCTTCGCTCCCACCAGTTGGTTCCGTGATTACAGTCAACGGTCTATCAAACTACGAGCGCACCCAAGATCGCGGTGAGGGCTTCTTCCTCGTGACTGCCAATTACAGTACACCCGGAGCTTTCCTGTCCCTGCCATCCAACACTTTTACTTACTACTCCAAAGGTACCATCGCAGCCGGACAGTTAATCACTCCCTCGACAACAATTCGCAGGGGAAATGTGTTCAACGGAGGCGGATGCAAAATTTCAGTCACATCCATTTCTCAAAACTCTAATCTGGTCACTGTGTACACTGCAAATGCACACGGGATGATTACAGGCACTCCCATCACCTCAAACAACTGGTCAGGGACGGGAGTCGTCGGTATGAATGGTAACTTTTTCATCGAATCCACTCCCGAGGCAAACTCTTTCATATTTAGCTCTGTTGTCAGTGCAGTCGGCACGACACTTCCAACGGGCGGATCCATTTTCGTCCAGCCTTACTCTACGGTGACCCACAGACCGTTCGATGGAGGTGTGCTTCTGACGCCTCTGGTCGTGACGCACGGTGCCATGGTGTGTCGTCAGTCCAAAAAGGTCTTCCGGTACCAGTCCGGCAAGGGCCTTCTGTGGTCGTCTGGTACAGTGTTTTGCCCGAACAACGACATTTCGCGCATCCAGGCGAGCGGTCTCACAGTCGGAAGCAATATTACGGTCCAGACCGATGTGTATCACGGTGCACAGATTGGTGCGACTGTGCAGATTCGTGGCGTGCGCGACACTGGGTTCAACGGAACTTATACAGTTTCATCCGTGAATGATTCCAAGTCGATCAATGTCGTGGCTACCACGACGCTCGGTGCACTTGTACCGGCATTTTTGAGCCAGCCTCGGTTCATTATTTCAAACTGGCACGGTTCGAGCGCACGCGTCGGATGCTTCGACGACCAGAACGGTCTGTTCTGGGAGTGGGACGGTCAGACGCTTTGGGCCGTTAAGCGTTCATGCACTTTCCAGATGGCCGGTACAGTTACCACCTCAGTAGGTGGTCAAGTGCTCGTCGGTAACACTTACACCGACAATCTCATTACACCAGTGTCCTATGGGTCTCAGGCGATTACATTCCCAACGAATGTGAACATCGGTGATGTGTCGACCCAAGTGTCTGTGAGTTCAACAACTGGTCTTCTCAAGGGTATGCATGTCATCTCACAGTTTTACCCCGGATACATAGATACGGCCTATATCGTGTCTGTCGATTCTCAGACGGCATTTACAATTGGGTTTTCACCGATGACTGTTGCAATTCCATTCGGAAACAAGACGGGGAATGTGACATTCTATCTTCCGACGACCCGTTTTCAGGATCAACTCAAGGTGGGTGACAAGTTTGTGATGCGCGGAATGACTCATACAGTCACCGCCATTCTTTCTCAGGGTGTTCTCAATTTCAATCCACCGTATCGCGGAGTAGTTGCTCCCACAGTTCCCGCCAAGGCGGTCCGTGTCATCGAGCAAAGAACGGCCCAATCCAACTTTAACAGAGATACGCTTGATGGCCTCGGTGCTTCCGGTTACAAGGTGGACATTACAAAGATGCAAATGATTGGTCTCCAGTACACATGGTACGGAGCCGGTTTCGTCGACTTTATGATGCGTGGCTCGGACGGTAACTGGGTGTATGCTCACCGCATCCGTAACAACAATGTGAATGACGAATCGTACATG